CAGCAAAGGCCAAGGGTGGGGGGGGGTTTTTGCGCTCGATTTTGCCAAGATTTCGCATTTTGTTAACATAATGTTTATTATAGGTCGTTTCAAAATGGTGTAACCCATTGATATTGCTACGCTTTGATCTGAGAGCATAACAAAGGGGTGAAAAGGCGTGGTTTTTGTCATGCTAAAAATGCATAGCCAACGCCAAAAAGAGGTCGCGTGCGCGTGCGAGGTTGAGCTAGTGTGCTCACGCGATTTCTCCATAAAAAAAGCAGTACTAAGGCCAAACTGGAGGAGAAAACCTTAGTACTGCTAGTTGGAGCAACGATGGGAGAAACGCAACGCTTACTCTCAGACAAACACAGAAAAGCTTCTGTAATGCCATCATACACCATTTAGTCATCCCACGTAAAAACTCGTGCATCTTCACCGGCTAAACGATAAGCGATCACCAAATAGTTTATCTGATCAATCAGGCTATCTTCGTGAAACCCATTGTCATCCATACGCGCAGCCTTCAGTTCTGCCATCATCCTTGCAACGTCGTAGGCCGACAGAGAGACTCCCTGAGTGAGCTTATCTTTCAACACGCCGTTCCACCTATCTGCAATGCTTTGGTGCATTTCTCGTGCGTCTCCGTAGCTCTCTTGCCTCTCCTCAACAATAAGCTCGGCTTTTCTAAATATCTTCTTGTAGTTCATCTATCTCATCCTTTGTCCTTGCTCTGTATTTTGCGTAGCCTCTTTCACTGACTACCTTGACGTAATTTCTGTCGATCAAACTCAGCAACACTTGCATTACGTCTTTCAACTCTTCATCCAATGCGCCTGCCAGATCTTTTGCTGTGATGACGCCGTGGCTGCGCATGAAGTCTAGAATGTGGAGCTCTGGCTTTGTCAGTGGTTCTCTCCACACACGCCGTCGTTTATCGTCTGGCAAAGCTGCACGCAAACCAAGCCGCGCACGTTTTCGTTCAAACGTCATCATTCGCTTTCTGAGCATTTCCTCATCCATCACGTTCTAGCTCGTACTTGCGTTGGAGAATGATTTGCTTTTGTTCGTCGCTCCACGTCGAAAGGTTAGGGTTGTTCAACACACGTCTTCTGTTAGCGACCCCCGAAAGCTCGGCAATTGATTTTACATCAGCAATAGCGCGTCTAAATTCTTCGTTCTGCAACTTGGAATAATCAGAAGCCTTCCAACGTAATTTCTTTACATCTTCTAAGCTCATGGCTTGCCACCATTTAGCAATACCAGTTCGCAAGCTATACCACTACCAATACCTATAGGTATTTGGTATTGGTGGTATACCAAGCCTTGCCTGATACCAAGCGAATACCAAACGTATACCAAAAATACCATTTGTGTAATTTTATGTAATAATATCAATGACATAATTTTGACCATTTTTGGTATACCATTGGTATAGTCCTCATAATTTGTACTTTTGCCGTACCAACCAGAAAAACCCTTCATTTTTGCTTATTTCGCCTTTTTGAAGCAGCCCATCGACGGCTCTGACATAGGCTTGGCTTTTGTTGGTAGCGGTTACTTTTCCGTAAAAATGTTTACGCAGATCATCTTCCTCAATGACCCATCTTGACCCCCCATCAGGCCATCCAGTACCACCGGGATTTTGCTTGCCGACGTGCTCTGACCAAAGCTGTTTAAAGCAGCTCACCACAAGGTTTTCATTTTTGCTAAACTTTACTTTTGCGTCTTGTTGCCGTTCTTCATCCACTGGCATGACATAGCAGCTTGTGACAGGATCACCGTCCTCATCTATCCCTAGCTCAACAGCGTTCAACTCAAATGCAAACTCTTTGCCGCTTTCAATGTCTCTTTGTTTCGTCGCTCTGGCAAAGCGCATTTTTGCATCTTCGTCATATGTAAGCTCGATTTCTGTGTCTGTTGCAGCGCGTAAGCTACTATGACCTCTTGCAGTATCGGTTGATTTGCCTGAGTGGTGCACTGTAGCGACGGCACAAGCGGCATGATCTCGCAGCGCATCAACGTTGGCTATATATGCGGTCATATCTTCGGGGCCGTTTTCATTGCCGCCTGAGAGTGCTCTGCTTAGTGTGTCTACGACTATTAGTTCTATCTTGCCGTGTTTTTCTGCTACGGCGTCGATCAATTGTTTTAGTTTTGGCAAGTCTGCTTCTGGGTTTAGCAAGTTGACAGGGCAGGGCCGTATTGCAAGCTTTACGTTTTCGTCTTGGTAATGGTCTTGCAGAACTCTTGCTCTGTTGAGATAGCCGTTGCCACCTTCTGCTGCAAGATAGATGGTTACGCCTTGTTTAACTCTTTGCCCATGCCAATCTCTGCCTGCTGCAATGTGGTAGGCCATATCGAGCATCAGGAATGACTTACCTGTGTTGCTTTGGCCGTAGAGCACTGCCATTTGTTCGCGCCCTAGCCATCCTTTTATGAGATAGTTTGATCTTAGTATGGGTTGCGCGTCATTGATCCAAACAAGCTCATCTAAGATGTTTGGCTCAACATAAGCATCGTGCAGCCGCATAAGCCCTTCTTTGACACTCTCTAGCCCTTGGCTAACGTGAATGTCATTCCAATCTGCACCTTGTATTACGGGAAGCGCATACTGCCTCTGTGAAGCTTTAGCGGCTGCAATACCTGGTGTATCATTATCTGCTGCTACTAGCAATTGTATATCTGGCCATTGTATAGCAAACGCATTGCATATTTTGGGTAGGGTGCTTGCATCTAGCGCAAAGATCACTGGCACTTGCTGATCTAACGCCATGTGCACGCTTACCCCAGTTGCATAACCTTCTGTCACCCATGCTGTACAATCGCCTGTGAGCGTGCCTATGACGCCAAAAGCCTGATCTTTGACAAGACCTTTGTTGAACTTCTTTAGCCCATTGGGTGATATTCTTTGATGCCCCACAACCTCTTGCTCAAAATTATAGAGAGGGATTACAACCGTATCACCATCAAGTTCAGCATTTATTAGCTCGATTTGTTTTGCCTCAATGTAAGTGCTCATATTGCTGCCCGGTTTTAGCTTAATTATGTTTTCAAAATCGCTTGCAGTTGGTTTATGCTCAAACGGCTTTTCTTGTGTAAAAACAGGCCATACGCCGTCATGCTTCATCTCGTTTATGATGTCACGAAAGCCATCTGTGCCACACTGTCTGCAATGCACTTTGACCATGCCCTGATATTCGTTGATGCGGAATCTGTCTGTGCCACCGCATGACGGGCAAGCAGAGTGATATTCAGCCTTTGAATTACCACCAGACACACGCTTCATGTTGTATCTGGTGATAATCAAGTCTGACCATTCACTCCAATATGGTTGCTCGTAGTCAGGCATTGTTTTAGAATGGTATTTCGTCATCAAGATCGTTCAACGCAGCTTGTTTCTCTTTCTTGCCAAGATCACCACCAAAAGCAGACTTTTTAGGTACCTTTGGTTCATCCTTTTTGCCGTCTAGTAAATCTGCGAATTCGTTTGCTACTGCATCAACTGGCGCTTCAACAAGATCATTGAAAGGATTGCTTTGCTCTTGCTGTTCACGTTCTGCAAGCTCAACCACCATCACACCTTCTGGCCGTAGCTGCACCCCAGTTTTACCTGCGAATGACCAAGGGTAGATTTTAAGCATAACGTGTATGGTGCTATTGGTCGTTAGCTGAAAATCCTCTGCTGCTTTGCTACCATCCTTTATGTATTGGCGTGGCTTGGAGTTGGCGTCTTGATAAGTTTTTTTGACAAGCTTGGCGATACGTCCAGTATTATCTTCGTTTTGCGGAAATATGTCCTCTATGTCAGTTGCGTAAAACGGCTCTGACTTTGTTTTGTCGCTTTCCTTCCAAGCCTTACGCATTTGGTTGGCTAGGTCTTTGGCTTGCTCATCAGACATAATGACGTGCATTTCGTACTTGCCGTCTGGGTCAGTTGCATCGCAAGGGATACTGCCACCTTTGGGTCTGTTTTCAGTAGGCGTGGGGTCAAACTTATATGCGCGGTCCAGTTTTGGCCAAAGTGCTTTTACGTTTGTTAATCGATAATCCATGTGTTTGTCTCCTTTATTGGTCTAGATAATCGGGTAGGTTGTGCATCGAGAAGCTTCCCCAACGCGTATCGTACTTGCCGGTTTCTTTTGCTTCTGCGATTTCTTGTAATGCTGTTTCAACAACGTTCGTTGCGTATTCCAATGCTGCCATGTCTAGCGTGTGGAAGTGCGCAGGGTAGGGCCATTCTTTTTCTACTGCTAAGAAGCCAAAGTACTGCACCTCTACTTCTAAAAGCTTCGCACAAAGCAAATAGTGTGCAGCCTGGTAGTGATACCCCAAGCGAAAAATGGCCTTTCCGAAATTTCTGGGGTCAGCTTGGGCGGCGCTTTTTACATCTCCCATAACTTGCAGCTTTGGCGAATAAATGTCTGGTCTGCATTTCAGTAAGAGGCCAGTGCCAGGATGCTCTACAAAGTAGCTATGCTCCACTTGCTTATCTTTTTGCTGTAGGAGCTTGCCGCAATGCTTATCGTTCATTAAACCGCCTACAACCTCGCCATAATCAGCCTCAACGCCATTGACCATGCCTTTCACCATATCGTAGTCTTTTCTGGGCAGAACAACCTTGCCTTGCGCTTGTGCTAATGCGTCTAACTCTTTGAAAGCTTTTGTTGCGCGTGATTTCTCATCTGAGACTAAAACGTTGCCTAATTCATCTTCTAAAGCCATGCTATGTACGGCAGTTCCCACGTCTGCAACATACTTGGCGAGGTTGAACTTATTATGCATCGCATGGAACGGACTTTTCATAATCCATTGCTTTAAGAAAGAAGCGTTAACCCCTGTTTCTGCATGATAATCTGCGTTTGTAATATCTTTGTGTATGCCTTGTTTCATGTGTTTGTCTTTCTATTGGTTTGTCGCTCATACATCTCTAAAAGCGAAATGCAGTTTTCCACTCGTTGCACACAGGTCAGCCGCTTTGGATCACGCTGCAAATCAACCTTTAGGATGTCGAGGTTATGCTTGAGCAAGCTGTATGTTTTGGCTCTGTCTTCGCTCACTCCACAGCCCTCGCATATGCAGCCATCAACAACGCTTCGGCTCTGTGTTCATCCTTTTTGCGCTTTAGTTTGTCGCTAACTTTGGGAAACTGTTGGATGGCTAAACGTCGTGCCCCATCCTTATCTGCCGGTACGTGCAACGCTTTCTTCCAACTTGCAGGCGTTACAATCTGGTGCTTGATGTTGAGCACGCCCACCGTTGAGAGGATCTGGCCGTAGCCCATGCCAATCTTAAATGCAGAGCTCACACCTTGCTTGGGCCTTGCGCCTTGCTTCTCAACTATTAGAAAGTCAATTTGCGTGCTTTGCAGTATGTCTTTCAATTCGTGTGCGTTTAAGCCACCTTCTGCAAAAACAGGTAGATCATACACTTGGCACCAATCGCCACAGAGGAGGGCAACGCCACCAGTTCTGTAGCCTGGGTCAATGCCGCAGTACGTTCTATTCAGCCCCATTTTGCGCCTCATATCTGTGCTTTAATATTTGCTGAAGTAAGGACGCTACGCTGCGACGATCCTCTTTTGCTTCGTTTTCTAGTTGGGTTTTTAACTGCCCATCAATTCTGACGAACAACGTAACCTGTTGATTTTCCATGTAAAACTCTCGTGCTTGTCGTTTTATAATAAAATACTGTGTTTAGTACTTGTACAATGATAGCACTTTGCTATATAGATAAAGGAGACAGTAACAACACAGGAGCAATACACGTTAACTATACAAAGGCTAAATACTAATAAACAAAGGAGGAATAGTAATGATAACTGCAAACATAATATTAAAAGACGATGAGCATATAGAGATAGTTAATACAGACGTTCATTTTGATGCTAACCCAAATCTTGATACAGTTGATTTTGTAAATCGAGCTTGGTTATTAGCAGATAGAACTGCTTTAGAGATGTCAGGTACAGATAATTGGCGATTAGAAATGAATATTGTTTGTGATTTTACGGAGCCTACAAAATGAAATACATTATAGATTACGACCATATGTGCCGCGTTTGTGGAGGCAAGCAACGCATATTCAGATGGGAGTACTCACCAACTACGGCAAAGCAAGTGCTTGTAGGTGAGGACTGTGATTACTGTGTAGGCGGTTATCGTGCCATAACCATAGGCAAAAAAAACAAATACTAGACATACTGTCTAACATTAATATGCTTTAAAAAAACTGGAGGAAATAGCCATGAAGTATGGAGGCTTCATTTTTGGTGCGTCGGAAGATCATCAGAAACAGCAACGCAATGGAATAAAAGCATTAGCCAAAGCCCAAAGCGCAGAGGTTAAATGGTTTGTAGAAGAGGAGGGGCGTCAGAGGCGCGATACAGAGGACAGAGAGGAGCTACAAGCGTGCGCTAGGTATTGCCGCACCAACAACGCCACTTTCGCACTCAGTTCGCTCTCTGGATTCACAAAACGCAAATGGCAAGGCTTAACGTGGCTTAAGCATCAGATCGAAATGCATGACATGACTATTGCCGTTGCAGATGATCCAACAATCTCAAAAGGGTCATTGCATGTGCTCAGTGCGGCAGCAGACATACAACGCAAACGTGTTGCAGAGACAAGCAAAGCGGCGTTGGACAATATAAAGCGCAAACTCGATGCCGGTGAGGAGGTCATTGCCAAACGCTCTGGCAGAAAGTTTGACAAATTAGGCTTGCACAAAGATATTAGTAAGTCTGGAAAGCTAGGCAATCAAGCCCAAGCCAAACTTGCAGCAGAACGTGATGCAGAAGTCTGGCCGATCATAGAGCGTTATCTTACTGAAGGGCTAGGTTATAACGCGATTGCAAGACAATTAAACTTAACAGAAACACCCACGCCAAATGACAAAGCCAGGTATAAACGCGATACGCTAGGCGTCTGGTACGCCTCAACAGTTCGCAATATTGTATTACGGAGGAACAAATGAATAAGCAAATAAAAGAAGAAGTTTGCGCATCATGCGGAAAGCCAGTAGCAAGCAGCGCACACAGTTGTTGTGATTTTATAGCAAAACAAAACAATGAAATTGTCGAATATTCTCATCTAATCCCAGACATGCCAGAGAACGGAAGCGATTTGCGTAATTTACGACAATCTATGAGTAGGGCTTTTTTGCAAACGCAAATAAATCTTGAACATATCGTCTACTTAGATAAAAAAAATTGGTCAGAAAACTATCCAATATGCGACTTTATTTTTAAAACTCCAGACCGACAAATGCTGTTCTGGATGTTTGCGCAAGATCCAATTGGGGAAGGATTTAGCCCTAAAACAGCCGCACAGTATTTGCAGCGTGACCGCACAAGTGTGTCAAAGGAACTGACTACCATGCACGATTTAAAGCTAATTTATCGCAACCCAAAAGAAGGTTTTCAGCGTTATTATCTCCCAAGTAAAAAGCTAGTAGATAGTGCTCTTTGGTTTGCAGAATACTATGTAGATATGACTTTGCGCGTTACTGAAGAACCTGCAAGAGATAGATTTTTTAAGTATCGTGAAGCTGAACAATCTTTTTTCAAAGACTTAAAAAAACGTGGTAGGGATGCACAGTAAAAGTGTTAGGCTGTCACATTGTTTTTTATTTTTGCCGTGTTAACTTAGATACAGGAGAAAGACAGCAATGAGACAGAAACGACGCAAAAGCAATCCAACGGTCTTAAAGATGGGCATGGGATTGATGCGGTTTAAGAGACGGGTAGACATTCCCATGTGGCATGTCGATCATATCCAGAAGACCGTTAACATTCTGCGTGAGTATGCGGATCGCATCGAAAGTACGTTGGAAAGCAATTCTATGCGAAACTCAGACAAGACGTTAGCGGCTCAGTACATGATCCAATCTATGAATACGGACATGTCTTGTATGACTCCAAAAGACCCCAGAGAACGTGGGGCAGAACGCGGTGGGTATAATCACGGCTACGGACGCGGTTATCTCGATACAAACGGCTTTGACGAGTTGTTAGCGCGGGATGATATGGATGACTAAATACTACGTTTAGTAAGTATAAAAAAGTGTTTAGTACTTGGATGAAAAAAGAAAGGACTACAATGTTGAGGCAACAAAAACATTATAGTGAAGGGATACAGGGCAGTAGCAGTAGAACTTTACGTAATCAGACTAAGGGAAATGTATATGGTATTCGCATAATATATATTATCTCTCTTTTTACTATACTAACTAAAAACCAATACAGACAGATTAAACAGTACTGTGAGAACAGTCTATACTGTGGATTACTTGGGGATATAGTAGGGGGGATTTCATTATTCGCCCTCTTATTCCTTGCCCTTATTTTTGGGGGAGTTTTGCAATGAACGTAATAAAAGTAAAATTCCGCAAAGAAGAGGAAGAAGCAACACTACGCCCAGACTTTGAAGACAGCATGATTGATCTTGCTGAAAACCTTGCAATCTGTATGGCAGAAATGCGCAAGTGGGAAGGTCTAAAGCTTGCAGCGGCATCTGCTTTAAGTGAAGGAATGACACTACTAGATATTGCAGAACTGCAAACTGAAAACCATGTCTTTAAAATTAGCGATGGAGAGCTTGAAGTAGATTTTTACAAGGGGAGTGTGCATTGATGAGACACCCACTTTCCCCTGTGCAAAAAGAAATCTATGACTTTATCGTTGATTTTTACAAGCAGAACGACAATGTAAACCCTTCACTTCGCATTATTGCAGACGGTCAAATTAACGGTAAGCAAGTCATTAAGAAACGTGTGAACCGTGAAAACATTAGACGCAGAATAAAAACGCTTTGCGAAAAGGACTACTTGGAAGAACGCTTTTTCCGCAACGTTGCGTACTGGGTACCTAAAGATGTCGGGTGAGGAGGAAGGTGAAGCACCCGAAAGCCTTACAGCAATAGACTTGATGTTAGCCATGGCACAAGTTGAAAACAGGGCAATGCATAGGCTGTTTGGCGGTAGGCGAACCAAAATAAGTCAGCCTGTGGATCGAAACAAAAAGCTCAAGCTAACGACAAAAGCAAGGATGGTTAATCGGATGCTGCAAATGGATATGACTGACACGCAAATAGCAAACGTGTTGGACACCACCAGGCAGTCTGTTAGCCAAATTAGATCACGCTATGATTTACCTCGAAAGTCAGAGCTATGATTACTTATTATACCGCCCTTGTTCTTGGCTACACGTTAAACGACGAAAAGCTAGCGGCAACATTTTGGATGAACTCATATGACCAGTGTTTAGAGGCAATGACACACATGGAGGACATGTATGATTATTTAGCTGATTACGTCGTTGAGGATAATAGAATGTTCATGTGGTGCGAAAAATCAGACGTGCCTAGCAATGAAATAATTAAACCCAGAATGCGGCCTAATAGTTAAAAGGAGTAAAAAATGAAATGGCGAATAGATAACGAAAGAAAGTTATTAATTCTTGATGCAAATTACGAAATAGATTTTGACCGATTAGAAGAAAATGATTGGTTTGGTCATCTAGCTTCAAAAAATTGGGTTGATATGCAAGACCTATTTGAAGCCTTTGTAAGTGCTTTTAAAGCAGCAGATAAAGCTTTAGACGAATCTTTTTTTAACAATTTTCATAAAGCATATAAAGCCAACGTTGACGATAAGTTTTATAGCATGTTGTTAAAATTACGGTATGAGAAAGATGACAAGCTTTTCTATAAAGTAAGTGACTTTAAGTCTAATGAAGATTTAATTAACGAAATAATAAGTCAACCACCGCATCTATCAGTGATAAGCACCTAACTCAGCCATTGATAGATTTTTTTGGTTTCTTTATTCCTGTGATCCAAGCCAGTGTAGCCACCATTCACTCGCTTGGTGATCTTTTTTATTACATGGTCATTTACACCTTCTTTAGCAAGTTTGAACAAGCCATTGCTATTGAAGAACCATATTGCTGTCTCAAAAGCATACTCTTTTTCTAGCAAAGATGGATCATTGATAACCTCTGGCTTACCCATGTCTGCTGCAAATGCTTTCGTATTATTATAGCCGGTTAACTGTAAAAATCCGCGTCCAATATATAAGCTTGCCATGCTAGGTGTTTCATTACCCATTCTGCCCACGTAAACCTTTTCAGCTAGTGCCTTGGGGTTGCGTGCGTATGGCTCTGCGCTTTCTTCAGTTGGAAAGCGGCTAGGCCAAACCTTCATCATGGCCTCTACTGAGTAATTTAGGTTTTCTTTAGTGTACTTAAACGTACCGCTTTCGTGTATTACTTGACCCAACAGGTGTGCACCTTCCTCTGGTGATAGATCGTAATGCTGCACAATTGCTCTAGCCGTGTTAGGGCCAAATGAGCCATCTGGTGCGCAACCACACTTTTCTTGCAATAGTTTTAATGCTTCGCTCATTGTCCTACCTCTACTGCTTTTGTTCCCCATTGCCTGGTGTAGCCATCTGCCTCATAACTCTCTGCCCACTTATTCTCTGTAAATTCTGCAAACTTAATAAGGGCTTCGGTATCGCCGTATAATTGGTCAATCCAACCTGTGTTTTCTTCCACTTGAGATTCTAGGTGATAAATCTTGTGCATTTGGCTGCTAATCCACCACACGCCGCCAACTGTCTGCATGATGATTGCCGCCACCAAGCCCAATGGGATTTTAAGGTCACTCATTTCTTCACTCCGTAATATTTGCTCACGGCTCGATTGCCGAACCAAAAGCTCATTATTGCAGCAAACAAGCCTTGCGTTTCTGGCGTCCACATCAACGGAATAGCATCTTGCCAGTTGCCACCCTCACCAATTATTTTCATCATAACGACTATTTGAACGGCAACGAATAAGCCAAAAAAAGCATAAGTGATAACAGGCCGCACACTACCTCGTAATGCGTTAACAAAACCTCCGGCATCAATTGCATCATGTTTGTATAACCCCTCAGTTTCTTTGATTTCTGCTTGCTTATCTATGATGTTTAACTTTAGCTCATTGCGCTTGGCCATCATGTCCATTTCAACGCTCATTCGCTCAAGGTTATGCTTATGGTCTTGGCTTGCTTTAAAATAATTTAGAACTTCGGGCAAAAATGAGGTGCCAAAGCCAAGTAAACTGCCTAGTAATGTCATCATTAGTCACTCTCCATCTGCATAGTTGTTTTCTTTGTTTCTGCTTTTGCTGAATAGGCATTGAAGCCCATAAACGCCGCCACAACGCCACTAGCTGCAATGACGTAAACGCTTGCTATGTCTGTGATTAGGCTTGCTGCTTTGTCGAAACCCAACACCGACGCAAGCA